ATTCAGTAGCATCAAAAATAGAATTAAATTTTTTAACAATTTTCATTTGATGATATTTTTTATTATACTTTGTTTTATCTTTTGTAATTACCAAAGTTTTCATTATTCTCTCTCCTCATTTTGTTCGTGTTGTTTTAGTTCTTCTTCTGATCTAGCTATCCAATCTTTTAATACTTTAGCTGGAACGTAAGTTTGTAAAATATGTTCCCAAGTAAAATGATCGTCATAACTATCATTAGTATAACTTTTAATATCTGATCTTAGATCAGCATATCTTCTACCTAACTCTCTTTTTGTCTTCATTTTCTCTCCTTTGTTTTTATTTTTCATATACAGATAATCTATAATATGGGTTGTAATAGTCAAATAAAAAACACCTTAAATAAACCGCATAAAACCTAACTTTTTTACTTTTTTTTAAATTATTTTTCTAATTTCGTTAGAAATTTGTTGAAATTACAAATCAGTAATATAAAAAACGAATCAATTAAAGATATGAAAATAAAAAAAAATATTGTAGAGAGAGTTATCCGCAAGGATATAAGTATTTATTTTTCATATCGTAATACTTTAATAAGATCGTGTTGGGTCAGCTTCTCTCCTGACCCAGCACCTAACAGAGAGAAACAGAGATGAATAGAATAAAATGTCCACTTTGTCATAGAGGTGTAGAGTCAATCACAAACAAAAAAAACGAAAAAGTATTTCAAAAACATATTGGTGTTGGTTTAAGTTTTGACAGATATGGTCAATCTAAAGGTAGTAAATGTTTTAGTTCTTTTAAAAGAATAGATAGAACTGATATTCCTGAATTGTATAAAAAAGAATTAGAATTTTGGAATAATGAATTTAAAAGAATTAAGGAGTTAAGATGAAACAATTAGATATATTTGATACTGACTACCAATCAGCAAATTACACTAAAACATCTAAAGACGCACTAGCCACAATAAAGCCAAAGATAAAAACTAAAAGAGAACAAGTTTATGATTTGCTAAAACTTAATCCTCTAACTAATTATCAAATAGCAGATGAATTAGAAATGCCTTTGAGTTCTGTTTGTGCTAGAGTTAGAGAATTACAAGTTTTAGATTTAGTATTAGACTCAGGTTTAAGACGTGAAACAAAATATGGAAAACAAGCTATTGTATGGCAGATCAAGTAATAAGACCAATAGATAAAAATATTTATGAAAAATGGCTGTTAAAAAAACATTATGCAAAAAGATTATGCACAGTAAGCTACGCATATGGATTATATATAAATAATATAATTGAGGGAGTTATTACTTTTGGTATGCCACCTAGTCCTACAGTAGCTAATAGTATATGTGGTTCAGAATTTAGTAAAATGGTATTGGAATTAAATAGACTTATAATTAATGAAAATTTACCAAAAAATACTTTAAGTAGATTTGTGTCAAAGGCAATTAAAAATTTACCAAAACCTAAAATAATTATATCTTTTGCTGACCCTAACATGAATCATAGTGGTTACATTTACCAAGCTACAAATTTTATTTATACAGGAACAAGTCTTAATACACATCAATTTTTAGATAAAGATGGAAAAGAATTTCATTTTAGAAATATTGGCCATTATCAAAAAAATAATAAATTAAAAGTTAATTTGATTAAAAGAAGAAATAACGAAGATAATATAGATAAAATTAAAATAGCTAATTATTTAAAATTACATAAAGGAAACTACACATTAAAACAAA